TAATGGCTACTAAGTTATCCAATGTTATAGGTGCTCCTTTTCAAGATTTTGTTATAACACAGCTCTACACAAGAGCTGCTCGTAATAGCACAATAAACAGGACTAATGACGAGGTGTTATTTTTAGCAAATAAGACTTCGTGGGCTAGATTTGTGTCATCTGTAGATATTGAACTAAACGCATCTCAATTAAAAAAATTTTACGAGTCATTAAAAGTTGGACCTATAGCTGACAATCCAAAAGCTTTAGCAAGAGATTGGATTTTAGAAGCAGGTACATCCATTCAAAGTGGTAACGGTATAGATTTAAGACAAGGTGTAGGAATTAATGGTGCTTACGGTTTGGGTGGCACAGAAGAATTAGGATACAGACCAATACCAGGTTTGACCTCGGTTACTATTGAAACTGCGGGTAGATTGGGATCACTTAGAATGGCTACAGTTAACTTTAAGGTTTGGAATATGAACCAACTTAATGTTATTGAGGCTTTGTACTTTAGATTAGGATACTCTATGTTATTGGAATGGGGACATACACAGTACTATAAAAATAATGCAAGTGCTGGTGAGTTTATCACTAGCGGTATTTATGGAATTGAAGATCCGTTTGCGACTGGTACAAGAAAGGAAGCAATTCAACAAAACATTGCTAGAAAAGCAAGAGCTACTAGTGGCAACTACGACGGGATGTTAGGAATAGTTTCAAATTTTAACTGGTCTTTTAACCAAGATGGTGGGTATGATTGTAATGTTAAATTAGTCGGATTAGGAGCGGTGATGGATTCTTTAAGACTTAATCAGGCTTATAAACTACCAGAAGGCTTATTACAGGAGTATAAAAAAGCTCAAAATGTTACAAACGCCTTCTTAGAAATTGAAAAATTAAAAAAAGAAAAAGAAGCTCTAGCAGATGCTTTAACAAATGCCAATGCCCAAAAAGGTACGGATCTACCTGCAGAACCTCCTAAAAATATAACCGAGCTATACGAATACGCCCAAAACAAAAATATAGATGATTATCGAGGAACATTTGGTGAGTTTACAAGCTCCTATGCCTACTATCCTGCTCCCGCAAAGGATCCCACAAAGGATGAACCAACCTTAAGAGCAGGTATTCCAGATTACTACTATGCTTCTACTGCACCAGATGAAACAGAAAGAAATAGAAATAATGCAAAGTATTTTGGACTGTTTCTTCAAGGTAATGGAGGTTATTGGGGTAGATTACCGCTAAACAGTGAATTTAAATTAAACATAACACAAGTAAATGATTCAGTAAAGTATAGTTTAGACTATCAAATACCTAAGCGAAACGACCCTTACTACCAAGCGCTGCAAGTTACGGGGTATAGTTATCTAGGAAGCTATTTTTATGTTGAGTCAGGTAAGTATGGTGCGCCTTTTACTCGGACCCGACCACTAACCGAGTTTTATAACGAAGGTGCTTTTACGTTTGAGTATACACGTTTAGTAGGTCCCACAGGTGATGTACAGAGTAAGGGGTTTTATACTACGGTATCATTTACAAATACAGAGTCTAAGAGGTATAACGTAACAAGACAGCAGGTATTAGATGCGTTTAATAGCTGGGCAACGTCAGGTGATGCACGACTTACATTCGACAAAGCTGAGAGTGATAGAAATATCCGACTTCTAGGTAAGGTAGCAGCGAGTTTATATGTTGAAGCTTCTACTAAAATTTATATACCAAATGCAACAAGTAATGGCTTCGAAAGGCAGGGTGATCCGACCAAAACAGTTGAGGTATTATTCAAATTTAGATTTAACAACACCAACTACGTTAATCCATTTGATGCAAAGGCTCTTTCAAAAGATGAAACGAAACCGAAAGCAGGATCTTCTGCAGCAAGTGGAGATGCAGGGGGAGCTTTTAATCAACCAACAGATGAGCAAGTCGATGCTGCTAGTGGTTTTGAATCCGCATTACATGCAATGCTTACTTTTATAAAAGGAATAGCTCAAGCAGGATCTACAAGAGTATCTAACAACGTAGTGCCAATTAACATTTATAACGAAACTAATAAATTCTACCGAGACGGAGTTCTACAAGATGTGCTAACCACCCCCACAACCGTGAGTCTAAATCCCAATGGAGTACCTTTTGAGATAACAAAGTACGGACAGAAAGGTTTTAGTAGTAACTTAATGGTAGATGGAGCTGAACGTGCCGAAGGGGGTCCTAGTTTGTTTGATTTAACTCCTAATGTTAATTTCAAAAAACTATGTACTGCAGTAGTTGTAAAGTATAATTACGGCAGTGATGATCTTAATCAAGCTGTACTAAGTTATCCTATATACATCCCATTAGGGTACCTACTAGCGTTTTTAAACAATATGTGTCTGATATACGATTCAATACAATCAGCAACACCTGCAAGTAATACATCAGGAAAAGATAAACGTCCATATATTTATATTGACTTTAACCCAGAAACAAACTTCTGCTTAACATCACCCCAGCAACTATCAGTCGATCCTAAGATTTGCTTAATTCCAGTAAACGAGACTAATTTGGAGTACAAAGCCATGTTTCCACTTGAAATAGCTGAGGCTCTTAAAGATAAATTATTCAAACCAACAAGTCAAAATGAACTTTCAAAAGCATTAGTAGATGCAGGTCTAGGTTTTAAAACCACAAACCCGTATCAAGGAAAAACAATGAACATACTACTGAGTATTGATTATTTACTAGAACTAGCTAATAGATTTACTGCATCAGATAGAGAACACTCAGTTAACTTGAAACCGTTCTTAGAGCAAATAATGGAAGATGTTAGTAAATGCCTAGGAAATATAAATCTATTTAGAATTGCTTACAGAGATGATTCAAATACAGTACAGATACAGGATGATCAGTGGGTACCTAGTTTAGGATCGGATCCTAGTGTAATAAACAAAAATCAATACATATCAAATCAGTTTATTTCAAGTGTACATCTAGGACAGCTTCCTGTATTTGGAAAACAGAGCTTAGCTAGGCAGTTTCAATTTAAAACAAACGTATCCACTAAACTGGGCAGTATGATTGCAATATCAGCTCAAGCACAAACTGGATCTGTTAATGCAAAAGATCACTCAGACTTAAGTTACTTAAATAAAAACTTTACAGATAGATATAAACCTTATATACAAGATCCGTCAAACGGACCTACTGGATTAAGTAAAAAGCAAAATAACAAAGCTGGAGAGGAAAACAACGACCTTAAAATAGCCGAAGAATTTAACAACCATGTAATAGATATTTACAGTAACTTTAAGATGAACCTAGAAAGAATAGGACCAGCTAAAAACTATTTAATAGAAAGATTATCAAAAGTTAAATCAGAAGATCCAATCACAAGTGCAGCTCCGTTTATACCAGCTGATTTAGAAATTACTTTAGACGGTATTAGTGGTATTATAATGGGTAATGCCTTTACAATACCAGAAGATAGGCTTCCGTTATCACTAAGAGGGGAAAACGGAAAAACAAAGGTAGCATTTATTGTAACAGGCTTAACACATACGGTTGAAAACAATCAATGGCTTACTAAAATAAAGGGTCAGATGATAAAGATTCGTGAAGAATTTAAGTATAACGCAACGACTATTATCGAAGGTATACAATCTCAGATAATTAGAAATATTGGTGCAGTTAATCTAGGTTCTTTGAATTTTAACGAAGAGTGGGTAAGTATAGCATTCAACTACATTACAAAAAAGGAAGGCTTTACAGCTAGGCCTCAATTTGATTACACTAGACTAAGGGCAGGGTATGGATCGGATATTTTTGTTAAAGCCGATGGACAGATACTAGATGTCATATCGTCAACGGTGTTTACGCAAGCGGATGCAGAAAGAACGCTTCGATATAGCATTACTGATCGTCTTAAGAAAGGTGTAATTAACGAAATAGGACAGGTTAAATGGGATACGTTAAATAGTAGACAAAAAGCAGCATTGGTAAGCTATACCTACAACGCAGGGGCAGGAGCTTTAAAAATATGGGGCATTAAGCATGCACTAGAGATAAATGCAAGTAGTGCTCAAGTAGCTGCTTTGATAGAGAAAGGACCTATTACAGCAAAAGATATTAGGACAGGTGTTAGAGAAGTACTAGATGGGTTAATTATAAGAAGAAGAGAAGAGGCTAAATTATACTTAAGTTAATATGTTAAAATACTATCCACTAACTAGAATAAGACAAAACTTATACACACGAGGTACTGAATTTCAGCTGCCTGATGGAAAATTCTATGCAGGTAGGTACTACGTAACGTACGACGGAAAGGCGTATACTGGTATTAATCCGGTTTTAGGTACTAATCTACCTTTAACTGAAGCATCAAAGAATCAAAGTGTATCAGGTATAAAGAGAACGTACGCACAAGTAGCCCCGTCACAACAATCAGACCCAACTCAAGAAAGTTTAAATCTAACCGAACTAACTCCCTACTACCCCATAGTGCTTGATTCGGACTATGCTAGAGGGTATTTCACGAGATATTTTGCTAAGAATGTAAGTGGTCCTGGATATGTTATAGAAATATCAAAACTAGATTGGGCTAGTATTAAAAACGGAAACCTATCTCCAAATGTATTAGGATATCAGACTACGGAAATGTTATGGCAGTTAACCGGACCATTAAATGATACAAGGGTATCGCAATACCAGGTAAAAGGTGGTGTATTTGATACAAACAAAAGAGTTACTGAAAGTAAAGCCAAGGGGTTTAATGGTTTAGTAGCCTTTATCGGAGGAGATTATACAAAGTTTGCAATAATAACTCCAAACGTTGCTGCTACGGGAAGTATTTAGTATGTTCACTGTAAATAAAAGTTATGGCATACTACATTATAGAGACGAAAGAACAGCTCTCACATCTTCCTAAAGCAGAGAGATGCTTCATAGACCTAGTTTCTTTATCAGAGGAAACACATCCAAAACTAACAACTCCTTGTGTTTTATATTATAACGATTTTAATAAGGGTTATATCATACCCTTTAACCATACAGAAACGTTTTCACTACAAATAGAGGACGTACTAACGTTATTACAAGACACTAGAGTCTACTTATTTGATAAAAAGTGGCATTCTTACTTCCTAGATCTTCCTAATGCTATTGATATGTATCAGGTTATGTTAGATAACGAAGGAGTCATAAGAGATTACAACTGTTACACCAACGTACACATTGATTTTCACAACAGACTAAAGTACTCAGAAGAAGTAAACACAATTATACCTATTTCTAAGCATTATGAGAAGTGTGAATGTATGTTTGAGTCAATTAGACCTTACCTTGGATTGGCTGGAAATATGCCGTGGATAAATGCCTATACGAAAGCGTATAAATGGGTAGAAGAACAGGGCATATCAATAGACGAGAGATTATTCGATAAGCACTTCGAGCCAACCTGGAAGGCTAGATCGATCAAAAACGGTAAAATCTACACTAGATACAACCTTTACAACGTTACTTCTCGACCAACTAATGCATTTAATGGGATAAACTTCCTAGCTCTTATTAAAGATAACGGTTCTAGAGCAGCGTTTGTACCTGAAAACGATGTATTTTTTGAGTTTGATTTTGATGGATACCATCTTAGGTTAGTAGCCGGCATGATAAACTTTCAATTCCCGTCAGACGAGTCTGTTCACGAGTACTTAGGTAAGCAATACTTTGCAAAAGACAAACTAACTCCAGAAGAATATCAGGAATCTAAGAAGATAACCTTTAGACAGATGTATAATGGAGTGGAAGATCAATATAAACATATACCATTTTTCAAAGAAGTAGCGGAATTAGTTGAAACATTGGAGGAGGAATACCAAGGAACTGGGCAAATTATGCTACCAAACGGTAGAATTCTTAGACAAAGTGGATTTACAGCGCAAAAATTATTTAACTACTACATACAATGCCTGGAAACAGTAAACAATGTTAAGAAATTAACGAAGTTAAAGGAGCTTTTCCAGGGTAAAAAGAGTAAGGTAGTATTAGTGGTGTATGATTCAATTCTAGTAGACTATTCAGCGGATGATCCAAAGGGTTTTTTAGGCCAGATTAAGGAAGTATTGGAGGAAGATGGCTTTAAAGTAAAGGCACAAAGAGGATCAAATTACGACTTTTACACTAAAGATTAACTATTTATTATGGACTATTTAGAACTAACACAGGATCAATTGAAGAATAAGTTATTTTGCACCTTTTCAGCCAAAGACAGATTGGAAGATACTTTAAACACCATTAAAGGTGAGTATACAATCATGTACGGCAAGATATTCGTTTTGGAATCAGAGGACTCCGACGAGTATTTGTGCACTTATAACATTGAAGTTGATCAAAGCAGTACTAGAATACTCCCTAACACAATCCTACTCCATAGGAAAAAAGAAAGCAACACGCTTTATACAATCAATAGCCTTAATCTTTTAATTAAATCACTCAACGAAGGTGTATTAGACACTTCATTTAGAGTTAATTGGCTAGACTACAAGAACACTATACTCCTAACTCAAGGAGAAGACCTCAAAAAACTTTCTACCAAAATCTTTAAAATCGCAACAATTTAGTTGCTCGATTGGATTTTTAGTCCTATATTCATTAGGAAAGCATTTTTTTAATTCACAATAAAACAGAGACAAGATGGATTTATCTAGTATCAAGTCCAAACTAGCTGCCTTACAAAACCCTAGGCAGGGTGGTGGACAGAAGAGAGACATGAGTTTAATTTTATGGAAACCTACAGTCGGAAAACACTCCGTACGTATCGTTCCATCAGTAGTAGACGCTTCAAACCCTTTCAGAGAGGTGTTTGTACACTACGGAATCGGAAATCGCACAATGATTTCTTTAGTTAACTTCGGTGAGAAGGACCCAATCGTTGAATTCGCTAAGCAATTAAAGGCTTCAGGCGATAAAGAGAATTGGACTTTAGCAAGAAAGTTAGAACCAAAGATGCGTGTATTCGCACCAGTTATCGTTCGTGGCGAAGAAGAGAAAGGTGTGCGTTTATGGGAGTTTGGTAAGCAAGTTTACCAAGAGTTGTTAAGTATTGCTGACGATCCGGATGTAGGAGACTACACAGATCCGATTCAAGGTCGCGATATTACTATCGAGACAACAGATCCTGCAACAAACGGCACAAGTTACAACCAATCTAAGGTACGTGTACGTACTAAGATCACTCCATTATCAGAAAGTGCTACTGAAGTTAAGAAGTGGTTAACAGAGCAACCCGATGCAATGACTATTTTCAAGAAGTACGAGTATGAAGAAATGAAAAACGCGTTACTTGAATTTTTGAATCCAGAAGAGCAAGCTGAAGAAGCTACTCCAGTAGTAGAAGAAGCTCCAGCTCCTGCAGCAAAGCCAGCATCGTTTGCTTTGAGTACCAAGAAGACCACAAGCATCGACGAAGAGTTCGATGAATTATTCAACCTAAACAAGTAGTAAATGGCAACAGGAAAGAAAGCATCGCTTAACGAAAGTGTAGCAGGTGCTTTGAAAGGATCGTTTGACTTAGATAAGTTTATCTCTTCGAAAAATTTATCTAGCACATCAATAAAAATGAAAACCCAGCAATGGATTCCATTATCACAAGCCTTTCAAGATTGTTTATCGATCCCAGGTGTTCCAATTGGTCATATTACTTTATTAAGAGGTCACTCCGACACAGGAAAGACTACCGCATTATTAGAAGCAGCAGTAAGTGCCCAGAAAATGGGCATCTTACCTGTCTTCATTATTACGGAAATGAAGTGGAACTGGGATCATGCTAAGCAGATGGGGTTACAAGTCGAAGATGTGCCAGATGAGAATGGAGAAGTATCGGATTACAAAGGTTTCTTTATATATGTTGATAGAGAGCGACTAAACACAATTGAAGATGTAGCTGCGTTCATTGCTGATTTATTAGATGAGCAAAAGAACAATAGATTACCACATGATTTATTATTTTTATGGGATTCAGTAGGATCTATTCCAAGTAGATTATCAGTAGAATCAAATAAGAATAACAATGAGTGGAATGCAGGAGCTATGTCACAGCAGTTTGGTAACTTCATTAATCAGAAAGTAGTATTATCGCGTAAGCAAAGTCAACCTTACACTAACACAATGTTAGCGGTGAATAAGATTTGGGTTGCTAAGGCAGAGAATATTATGGCTCAACCAAAGATGAAGAATAAGGGTGGAGATACTATGTATTTTGACTCTTCTTTAATCATTACGTTTGGTAACGTTACTAACTCAGGTACAAATAAAATTAAAGCAACTAAGAACGGTAAAGACGTGGAGTTTGCTAAGCGTACTAAGATTAGTTGTGATAAGAATCACGTTAACGATGTAACATCCGCAGGCAAGGTTATTATGACAGCACACGGTTTCATAGATGACACTAAACAAGCAATAGATGCGTACAAAAAAGTACACTCTAAGGACTGGTTAAAGACTTTAGGAACCTCAGACTTCGATGTAGTTATAGAAACTGACGAAGATAATAAAGATATTTTTGATGCTTCGGAAGAAGGTTAGTATCTTTATAAAAAATATAGGTTATGACAAGAATCAACATTGGTATCCCGCCTAAGCAGCTTACAGATAAGCATGTTATGGCTGAACACAGAGAACTAAAACGTATCCCCAAC